TGGTTTAGCTATCGTATGTGGTGTATTAATCTTAATTGGTATTGTGTGGTGTTGGATGTGAATTATCAACCAACGATAAAGAAACTACTTAAAGCATTACAAATGAACGGCAGACGATATGTAGTCGATGTACGGCAATCATGGAGCAAATTCGATAAGCCTTGCAAGGTATACATAGTCAGTCGAATGTACACGGAAGAGGAATATAAACTAACATTCCCTCACAAGTACAAAAAGGGTAAGACCTTTAAACAAGGACAACTCTATAAAAAAGAAAGTGAGTATAGTAGCACCAAGCAACACGAGGTGTTACTTTTTTTAGTTAAAGCATATAAAGGTGGTGAGTAACATTGACGAATATAGAAGAATTAGCACAAAAACTAACTAAGAAAGAACGCATATTCGCTGATGAATACGTTAAGACCACCAACGGAACACAGAGTGCAATTACGGCTGGATATTCAGAAAAGACGGCAAGAAGTAAGGGTAGTCAGTTATTAACAAAAATAAACGTGCGCCAATATATAGATGCAGTCATGAATGAGCGTAGTAAAAACACAATCGCAACGGCTGATGAAGTATTGGAATATCTCACTAGGGTTATGTGTGGCGAAGAAAAAGATGCATTTGGTTTAGATGTATCTGTAGCAGATAGAACTAAGGCAGCGGAACTCTTAGGTAAACGGCATATGCTATTTACTGACAAGGTGAAACTAGATGCAGAAATAGAAATTGATATATCCGATAGGATGAAACAAGCAAGGGTAAAGTCAGATGAAATACAACAAAGCGCAACTGATTGATGCATTGGGTTCGTTTACTCATGATCCATTAGGCTTTGTATATTTCGCATTTCCTTGGGGAGAAAAAGGAACACCGCTTGAAAATTTTGATGGGCCTGATGAATGGCAAGTAAAGACTTTCACTAAAATAGGTGAAGAATTACGTAAGGGTAAGACATTGGCCAAAGCAATACAAATTGCAGTTGCATCAGGTCATGGTATTGGGAAGTCCGCCTTTTCTTCACTATTAATTCTGTTTGCTATTGCTACACATGAAAACACACGTGGAGTTGTAACCGCTAATACTGATACACAGTTAAAGTCTAAGACTTGGGCGGAACTTAACAAATGGTACAACTTATTTATAGGTAAAGAACTATTCACCTATACGGCTACCGCATTGTTTAGTGCTGACAAACAGTATGAAAAGACATGGCGCATTGATGCTATTCCATGGAGCGAAAGCAACCCAGAGGCATTCGCTGGTCTACACAATCAAGGTAATAGAATACTTATCATCTTTGATGAGGCATCAGCTATTTCCGATAAGATATGGGAAGTAACAGAGGGCGCTTTAACAGACAAAGAAACGGAAATCATATGGTGTGTGTTTGGTAACCCTACACGTAATAGTGGTAGGTTTAGAGAATGTTTCAGAAAACATCGTAATTATTGGACTACATATCAGATAGATAGCCGTACTGTGAAAATCTCAAATAAGGCTAAATTGCAAGAATGGGTAGATATTCATGGTGAGGATAGCGACTTTGTAAAAGTACGTGTTAGAGGTTTATTCCCTAGTGCATCTGATACACAGTTTATATCAGCAGAAATTGCTGACGAGGCACAGAAACGAGTATACAAAGTTGGACAGTTTAACAACTTACCAACGATCATTGGTGTTGACCCAGCGTGGACTGGTGGCGATACGTTAGAAATCGTAATGCGTAACGGCTACTCTATGAAGTGCCTAGCAACCATTGAAAAGAATGACGATGATATGCGAATGGCACAACTCATTGCGCAATTAGAGGATGAATACAAAGCAGATGCGGTATTCATAGACCAAGGGTACGGCACAGGTATTTATAGTATCGGTAAGTCAATGGGTAGACGATGGCGGTTAGTTGCCTTTGGTGGTAAAGCGCCTAACGATATGTACTTGAACATGAGAGCATATATGTGGGGTGAGATGAAAGAATGGCTAAAAGAGGGCGGATCTATTCCACCTAATGACCAAGGACTATACGATGATATAACAAGTCCTGAGGCTATCATAGATAAGAACGGCAGAATACAACTTGAAAGCAAAAAGGACATGAAAGAACGTGGTTTACCATCTCCAAATAAAGGCGATGCATTAGCCTTGACCTTTGCATTCAGGGTCAATAAAAAAGTGAATGTAGGGAGTAGGGTTCATGCGAATACAGAGTATGATCCATTTAAAAGATAAGGGGTGATTTAATGTGCATGAAGAATAAGATGCCTAATACACCAATGCCAGCACCAGCACCGACTGTACAAACGGATGATGCTACTACAACAACTGGTGAAGATTGGTATGCAAAGAAAAAGAAAGGTAAGAAAGGTTTTGAAAGTACTATCTTATCTACGGCAACTGGCACTAAAACAACATTAGGGGGTTAGATATGCAAGGAACTATCCTATCAACGCTTGCTAGACAACCAACTGAAACGATGCCTAAAAAACGTGATTACACGAAAATTAAGGCGAAGTTTAATGCGATGTTCGATAACCGTCAAAAGTACATTTCTAGGTGGAAAGATATTCGAGATTATCAACTACCTTTCCTTGGGGTGTTCGATGATGAGCAAGACCAATCGAAAGTCTACACCGATAAAATTAATAACGGTGTAGCTTGGGAAAGTTGCCAAATATTCGCTAGTGGCGTTATGAGCGGTATGACACCGCCTAGTAGAAAGTGGTTTAAACTCACGTTAGAGAATGCTGAGTTAGCTGCTAATAGTAAGGTTGCTGAAGTATTAGATGATAGGGAGCAGATATTGTACGCAGTATTTGCTAAGTCTAATTTCTATAACACAGTACATCAAACATACATGGAGTTACCATTTGGACAAGCACCTATGTCAATCATGCCTGATGCAAAAGTAGGTGTTAGGTTCACATCTTATCCTATTGGTACATATGCATTAGAGTGTGGTAGTAATGGTGATGTAAATACATTTGGTCGCAAGTACCGAATGACTGCTGACCAAATAGTTGAAGAGTTTGGGTATGATGCTTGCCCTGACAAAGTTAAACGTGTTTATGATGAGGGCAAGGGTAATGCAAGTACATTTATTGTTTGTTGGTTTGTATTACCTAACAAAGACCGCAATGGAAAACTGGGCAATAAGAATATGCCTTATTCCTCTATCTATTGGTGTGAGGATAGCAACACAGATGAAATTTTGCGACATAGTGGGTTTGAGGAGTGGGCGATACCGATTGCAAGACACACTACACATGATCTAAGCGGTTATGGTAAAGGGTGTGCATGGTTCGCACAGTCAGATGCACAGATGTTACAACTACTTGAAAAAGATTTAGTAACGGCTATTGAATTAGGAATTAAACCACCTATGAGTGCATCATCTGGTGTAATCGGTAGCGTAAATCTATTTCCAGGTGGTGTAACGGAAGTTGATACTAACGAAAAGGTAGAGCCAATCTTCAATGTAGGCATTGATGTTGCTAATGTACAAGCGAAGATACAGTTTGTATCAGAAAGCATAAAACGTGCTTATAGTGCTGACCTATTCTTAATGCTTGATAACCTTGATGCAGGGCAAATGACCGCACGTGAGGTTATGGAACGCACACAAGAAAAGATGCAACAATTAGGACCTGTAGTTGAAAGATTACAAAGTGAGTTTTTAAACCCAATCATTGAACGTACTTATGGCATCTTGGATAGGGCTGGAATATTCCCTCCGATTGATGATGAAGTAGCGGAAATGCTGAATGGATTAGATGTTAAGATTGAATACATCTCACCATTAGCACAAGCACAGAAGATGTCATCTTTGGTGAATATTGAACAGTACTATGCATTCATTATGTCATTAGCACAAGGTAATGCAAACATCGTTCAAAAGTTTAACTTTGAAGAGGCAGCCGATATTTATGGTGTAAATCTTGGTGTACCTATCAAGGTTATTCGTTCTAATGATGAGTATCAACAACTTATGGAGCAGCAAGCACAAGCACAACAAGAGCAAGAAGAACAAGCACAAGCAATGCAAATGGCACAACTAGCACCTCAAATGGCTGGAGCAGCTAAACAAGCAACAGATGCAGCCAATGACGGAAACCCAGTAATGCAACAGTTAATGGGTATGGGGGTGTAGATGAAAACAAAACAAGAATATATTCGTGATCGTGATATTGATGCGTTGAACCACGTACTAAGCACTGAGCTTGGTAGGTGGTTTTTTTGATGCATATACTTTTGTTAATTGTGGGGGAATTTTTGCTAATGCACAAACAGGAAATTTAATTTTTGTTGGGATAGGATTGATTAACGGGGACCTATATGAAGTTCGACATTATCTTATTCCGGTATTATCTTTCATAGTCGGGGTATTAGTTAGTAAATATATAGAATCAAAGTATAAAGAATTGTCTATTTTCAAGAACAATAACTTGTGACACAAAGTAATGATAGTATGAGTCAACCTGTGCTTTCTCAAACTCTTGAAAGCTTGAGAAAGACTCAACAGTCATGATTGGCATAACATTCTGTAACAGCTGTTTCAGCCCTAACACCACAAGTGTATTAGAGTCAACTATAGCTATCTTGGGACGCCCCATACTCATGTTAGCTGGATGTTCCATCATTTTATTTATAAAGTAATAGGGTGACTCACCCACCCTAT